GAAGCCTGATTGGTCATATTACCATTCTGCCATATTTCAAATCTGTTTGGTCTAATACCACGAACAATTTTAAATTCTTGGTCACCTACAGTGAATTCAACCTCAACAACGGTTCGTTTTCCATTGATTGAATTAACCAATTGCATCTTACCAATATCTCTATGTGGTTTACCAAAGAGTCCAAATGATAGTGCGTCTAGCAGTGTTGATTTACCAGCTCCATTCTGGCCTACTATAAGTGTTGATGGAGTCCTATCTAATTGGATTGTGATAGGATCATTTCCTGTGGACAAAAAATTCTGCCACGTACATGTTTTGAAGTGGATCATATTATACTATTTCTAAATTCTGTGCTTCTGTATAAAGCTTTCTCAATTCTACCTTTAGATGATCTTTATCTAAGTCGGTGTCTACAGCTTCAACATATGAATCTAGAAGGGTCGTAGTATCTTCAAGGGATATTTTCTCGTCCTCGACGCTTTCTCCCAAATACTCTTCAAAAGATTCTGCAATCTTTAGTTCATATGTTTCAATATTTTGTAATCGATCAACAAATTGATCAAACATATAAAGGTCATTTTTATTTATAACAATTAATTTAATGAACTTTTTCTCAAATTGTTTTACATCTACTTTACTGTAATCAGTAGTCGTATCATCATATATTACCTTTTTAAACATAGTAATAGGATTACGCACTGGTGTAATCTCTCTTGTTTCTGTGTCTAATATATGGAAATGCTTTGGATCATCTACATCTGCCCAAGTGAATTCCATTTGACAACCTAGGTAATGAATATTGTCTCTACTTGATTTAGTATGAAAGTGACCAGATAGTACCATTTCAAACCTTGAGAAAGCATCTGATGGATCCATACCGTGAGGATTAGGAATACCTGCCATCATTTCAAACCCTTTTAATTCTAAATGAGCTCCAAGTATCGGTGCTTTACATTGAGCGATCCAATTCATATATTCATTATAGTTTTGGTTATTAATCCATGGTACCACAGCAACTCCAAGACCGTCATAATCAAGCACTGTTGGCTTCATAACGATATTTACATTACTGGTAAAATAGCCAAGCAATTCTTTGAGGCTACACAACTCATTTGTGTTTTTAAAATAGACGTCATGATTTCCGGGAATAATATCCATAGTAATGCCGGCATCGCGAAGAGGCTCAAGAAAATGCTTACGATTAGCATTGAGCGCTTTAAAGTTGACAAATTTTCTGTGTTCATAATAGTCTCCTAAATGAAGTATATTTTTAATGTTATGTTCTTTTAAATAGGGAAAAAATATTTCCTCATAAAAGCGTTCTTGGTATTGTAAAAAAATATCACTACTATTTCTGACACCACAATGAGTGTCGTTTAAAATGGCTACTTTCATGCATTTACCCTTGCTTTATATTCTTTCATCATACGTCTTTGGATTTTGGCAATCCTATTTGATGATGTTTTAACTTTTAGCAAATGACGAGTCAACATAGCTCTTTTGACTTTTCTTCTTGCTTCTTTTGGTACCCTATTTTTCATCCTACGGACATGGGCTCTTCTTTGTTTCTCACTTAACTTTTTCATGACATGAATAACTCCAGTTTTTTAGCATCCTTTTCTTTTTGCTTTTCTTTTTTAGCAAATTCTTTAATTGCTGTATCTTTTTGTCTTACGGTACTAATTCTTTGTCTGAGTGTATCAACATAAGCCATGGTCTCATTTGCCATTTCATTATCCATACCCATTGAAACAAAGTCCTCAATACCCATTTTCTCTATGAATTTAAATTTAATGTCTTGTTGCTTCTTCTCCTTGGTAATCCTACGGATAAAAGCGAAATAACAAATTTGCGTAAAATAACTAAAAGCATTAGGTTTACCTGTCCTAGTTGCAGTTTCAATATTATAGTTATTAATTGCTCTTAGACAATTTTCAACTGCATCCATTACCATTTCTTCCCTATACGTATACCGAACAAAGTTTGGTCTGTGTGATAAACCCTCTGCGATACGAATAAAGCATTGTGCAATATAGTCCGTTACAGTTGGTACTTCAGTGTTCTTTGCCTTGGCATCTCTAGCAGATATGGCATAAGTCATTACTGCTTCTGAAAAGTCTCGGTTATTCACATAATGTGGTTTTGCTTTTGCTTTTGCTGACATTTATTTTTTCTCCATAATGTATATATTATATCATATTTTTTGCATAATGTAAATAAAAATATTTTACACTAGCGTGTTTACAAAGCCCCGAAAGTATGGTATAATAATATAGTATTGGCAGGGGCCAGAGGTATACTAATGTATAGTCTCTTTAATTGGTACCTCAAGGGAACTAGTTAAAGGATCCTCTTCCAAGTACTCTTTGGTTAGTTTATTATATTCACTTAATGTTTCTTTTATTGACTGAAGCTTGTACTGTGGTTTGGTTGAATTAATAACAAAATCAATATAAGTTTCATGTAGGTATTCATCCACTGGAACATGCTGTATTACACGGTTCTTATATAATTTAAATACCTTTTGAGCTGATAAGGGAAACCAATGCTCAAATTGCATATTCCCCAATAAATTAGGTGTTAAAACTACTGGTCGCTCTATTATGTAACTATCAGGGTTCTTAGTATTCAGAACAGCAATGACATCATCATTATTAAGTAGTTTAAATTGTCTTATATTTAAGTTATCCATATTATATATTTATATCGTATAGTTTGTATGTAAATTTTTCCTTGGAATATATTTTAATTCTTTCAGCAGCATGCTGAAGGGTATAGTTCTTCTTAGATTTCCAATGTAGGTCATCTGCTATATCATATAGTTTAGTACCACGGCCATCTTCACTTTTTCTTAGTCCTCGTCCGATACTTTGTAAAACCCTAATCTGAGACTTACTTGGTGAAGCAAAGATGATATTGTGTAAATTCCTAATGTTAATACCAGTAGAAAAAGTGCCAAGACTTGCGACGATAATCGCGTCTTTCTCTTTCTCGGTAATCTCACGGACTGATTCTCTTGTGTCAACATCTGTTTCTCCTGATACATAAAAGAGTTTTCGATCCTCTTTTATTTTTGTTTGTAATAAAGAATGCAAAGGCTTTCCATGTTTCTCAACATAATTAAATAGAACCAAGGTATTACCTGTTTGATCCAAAGCCAAATTAGTAATAAAGTTATTCCTTGGATCATATTGTACGATAAAATCTAATTCTTGCTGATATGTACTTTTAGTCATAGCTTTACATATATCGTCTTTATATTTTAATATCAAAACATTAATATCTAATTCACTCAATGATTGTTCATCTATTAATTTCTTTGTTGTAGTGACCTGATGTACTGGTCCAAATAAGCCTTCTAATACTAATTGGTGTGTTTGTGTTCCATCCAATGTTCCAGTAGTACCAATTCGTAGTTCGGCATTAACACATTTTTCCAATATGGCTGTAAGTGATTTAGCTTTAAAATTATGAGCTTCGTCTCCCACTACCATACCATAATCTTGGAACCATTGTAGCTTTTCTTTATAAATCGATTGCCATGTTGTGATTATAACACGCTTTTCTATATTATATTTTTCCTTACCAGAATATATCCTATGGCATTCCTCTTCATGATTCCAACTATCTGCTTGTGAATAATCGCCGAAGTCTGCATACATTTGCTCTACTAAAGATGTTGTTGGTACTATTAATAAAACATTTGAGTCATGTGCTTCAAGGAAAGACCGAATGGCCATGTATATAATAAGTGATTTACCAGAAGCTGTAGGAGATAATAATAAACTCTTTTTATGCTCTAGGGCATGTTGTAAAGCGTCTAATTGATAATCCCTAGGAGTAATTTCTTTACCACCAGCTGTAAGTGGCCAATCTGTTACTATTCTATCGTATTTTTCGTAAGGATCTGGGTTTCCATTTTTATCGTCTATAACAATAGTGTAATCGCGAAGTTCGCAAAACTCTTTTACATATTTGTATAAACCTGTATATAAGGTCTTTTTTCTTTGGTCAAATAACCTAATCTTTCCATCCCACATACGATTGCGATATGCAGGCATAAATTTATAACCAGGTACAAAGAAACAAAAGTGTTCTGACAATTCTTGCTCAACAGATCGTTCACATTCTATGTGTAAAAAGCTTTCGTTTTGCTTTGAGATTACAAGTGATTCCATTACATACCAGAAGTGAACTTATGCCATTCAATCGCATTTTTGACTGATTGATGTCTCCATTTAATGTTATCCATAATCTCTTTTAATGTATCGACCATCTCTTGTGTATAGGCTATCCTGGATTGATGTTCCTGTATAATAGGATCGGCATCATAATATTTATCCATATCGCCT